CCTCCCTGATCTTGATCTTTGGACGCGTGCCTTTGGCATCACTCGACAATTTGCAGTGTATTTACACGAAAGAAATCGACTTTGGTTGCCAGCAATGAAGTACGCTAACGATCCACGAATATTACGACATTTGGAGGCTTGGGGTATCCTTAAAAAACCGAGGCTGAAGAAACAATCTTGGCAGGAACTAATCGTACACGCCCCAAGTATACGACATCACCCGAATTTCAAAGGCGCAACCCTCAATAACCACAGGTATCTGTTTTCTGATCGATCAAACCCGTGGTTTAAGAAAGGAACAGAAGAATTATTTCTAGAGACACACCCCTTTCGTTCTCCTAAGGACCCGAACTTACGACTCATACGAGCTCGTGACGCCTGGCTGTACATAACAAAGATTGGTATGATACCCGCTTTCTATTTTATAGTTAACCTACGGTGGGACTACATCACTACAGTTAACTTGTTGATGGCAAGCGCAATCGTACCTAAGTACTTCGATCACTTTAAAGCAGCTGGTGCGTTCGACTATGACATCGAATGGTATACCGAAGTGGCTAAATACATCAGTAATTCTATTAAGGTAACTGGTGTGGATGATCCAAACCTCCATTGGTTTGTGGAAGCATCGACCTTAACAGGCTACAGAAACCTACCGTTTCCCGGTTTCGAGTTATTTACCGAGGCGAAAAAGTTTGCTGGCTCTGAGCAAAAATTCTTCTTCCCACCAGGTCTGACTTTCGAGAGTCAGGCAACAAAGACATTAACGTCACATCCTCCACCAACACCGTTTCTAACTTTTGTTGAATGGATCCGGACTGAAACATGGATAACATCAGGTTCATCAACAGAAGGCCATTTGTATATACAATTCCCTAATGGTGATAAAACGAAAATGAAAGTGAAAAAGAACTTGTTATTAGATGTTTGGACCCCAGAAGAGTTGGCAGATAACGCTGAAAAGAATAGGGGACAACAAAACTGGACCATTATTAAGGCTGAACTCGGTAAAGTCCGATTGGCAGTTTCATCAGACATATGGACGTATCTAAAGCAGTCGTGGGTGCTATACCTCACGGGTCTCAGTTACACTCAATGGCCGAACACCATAGCCGACGAGCAACCTGAACAAACACTCAACCGCATGTGGACTATGCTCAATGATTTGATCGGTTCATACGGAGTGCCGTATGATTTAGCCAATTTCGAACGTCAGGTGGCCATAATCCACCAACAGGTTATGTTCAAAATAATGGGACAAAATGCCAACACCAATGTTCCTTTTCATCATCGAAAAGAATTCGATATATTTGTACAGAAGTTAGTGGATGATTTTTCAGATTCAATTTTGATAACAAAAGAACAAACTAAAGAATTAGTTCTCAAAGTAATACAAGGGTTGATGAGTGGATTGAGGATAACCACCGCCTTTGGGAACGGTTGGAACTGTACCATGACTCACACTGCCTCCTATATTGTCAAAGAAAGCAAACTAGACACTTTTACAACAGCAAGCTTAAAAGGGGATGACAGTGCGCTAAACTTTAAACAATGGTATAATGGTTCTGCATTTAATGAAGCGTACAAGGTATTAGGAGTAAGGGGTAGCGAAGGCAAGTTCTCAGTTAACTACGAAACAACTGAATTTTTACGATTATTATACATGAACGATCGTTGTTATGGTTATCCCATGAGAGCTATACCATCACCACAACAGAGAAAGC